TCTTGTAAAGGTTCACCCTTAAATTTATACCTAGAAACATATTTCAAAACATTACCTTTTAAGTACCCATGATACTCATCATCTGTCATACAATCTTGTATAACTTCTATAGTTTCTTTTTTACCATGCTTGTAGTGAGAAGGTGAATGCACATTGTCATGCTTTCTTTCATTCTCATAAGACATATCATGACTATGGTCTTTCTCATACCTATATGTTCTCTTAGCATCTATCGGTACTTCAAATACATAATCTTTCCAAGACTTATCTTCTTCCATATTCTCTCCTAATAGTTTTAATATCAATTGTTTCTATATTATAATTACCATCTTTTACTTCTCTTTTAACTACTAGGCCACTCCACCACATGTGTTGTGTATCTCTAGCAAAATGTTCTGGATGACTTAAATAACATCCAGCAGATAGTCCATGTAACTTTTTACCATTTGGTAATGTAGATACAGCATAATCTAACAAATGACTATGTCCTACTGTAGCAGAAACTTTGTGTTTTGTCAAGAGAGTTCTACCAATATTTTCACCAGATATAGCTGATCCCATAATACCAGATGGGAAATGATGTGCATAGTGTACACCATCTACAACTTTCATTTGTTTATAAGGTATCTCTTGCCAACCATACTGCCTAAATTTAAGATCACTAATTTTTAGTGTACCATCTAGCTCTGGATTATCATCTACAAATCTATCTATTCTATCCTCATGATTACCATGTAGCATAATCTTTCTAGCTTTATGTTTACCCATACCTTTATTAAATAAAGATAATGCATGGTGTGAATGTTCCATATCTTTTTGATATCTTCTACCTTCAAATGATTTCTTTGCTCTATCATAAGAAGATAAAGAATCCATACTACAAAAATCACCCATACATATTACATGAGAAACTTTATAATCTGCTGCTACTCTACCTGCCCACAGAAATCTATCATTGCTTGCTTTAGGTGTACAATGAGGGTCACCTATAACTAAGTGCGTTGCCATTAGTTTAACTCCTTATCTCGTTTCATTTTTAAGTATTCAAGAAAATCAATAACATTAGACTCATCATCAAATTCTGCTACAGAACTTATGCTTAAATCTTTACTGCTTTTCTTTTTGTCTTCAGCAAATCCACGAAGACCCCATAGAAACGTTGAATGGGGGTCGCTTGTTGCCATTTTTATCATGCCTCTAGCTATTGTAGAACATAATTCATATTGCTCTGTAGTCATTTTAGATTTAGTATCCATTATAATACCACAGTGAAAACCTTTTTGCCAAGGACTTACTATTACCTTAACAGAATTTATATAATTTACTTTACTTTTTTTCATCAATACCAATACCTATCATAATTTTCTTTGTTATATTCAACAACTTTATATTCATAATTTCTTTTCATACTTTTTTTAGCAAAATCTTGTGCTTCTTTTTCTATACTAAATATAGTATTTGTAAACATTCTATAGTCCTTATCTTTTTTATTTTTAAATAACACAAAATATAACATCATATAGAGCAGGTGAAGAATAGACCCCTCAAACTATTCCCCACCAATCTCTACGGTATCATCTTTCTTTGGATTTGTTACTGAAGTGTACCAAACCCATTTAGGATTTTTACCTTTTGATTGCTGTTGTGGTAACAACTGCAACTTATCTCTTCCCCAACAAGGAAGTTTATATGGGCAGTATGAACACACAAAGCCCAAAACTCTATTACCAGTAGGTTTACTTCTAAAAGTTTCTGCTATATCATCATAGCATCTTTTAAATGGTTTGTTATTTTTTATAGCTTTAATATTTTTTAAAGCAGATTCAATAGCTGTTTTTTTATACTGTTCGTGCACAGATGGTGTCTCACATACAGTCCACTCACCTGTAGATTTATTAATAGCTATCCATCCACCAAAGTTTTTTTTCTGACTTTCGCTATATAGAAATCCCTGTGACGCATATCCAAAGGAATCATCCTTGATAACTTCCATAAAACCTCCTGCTTCACCAAACTTTTTTTCAAAGGAATAAGGTGATGCACTTTTAATATCCCATATTTTTTCATCGATCTCAACATCTTGCCTACCCTCAATTGAGTCTCCATTAAACTTGTATGTAACTTTTTTCTGCTCATTTTTAATATTTACTCCTGCTGATTTCATAACAAATATAGCTAGTGCCTCTATTAAATCTCCAAAAGTATTTCTCATTTTATTGTTGTAAGGTTGTCCCTCACCTTTAATACCTTTAGCTTCCATTTGTAATTGGCACAATGGCCTACCTACATTTGACATTCTTAATTCAAATTTAGTATTTCTTTCTTCTTGAAATTGTTTTAGCAAGGCGTTTTTACACGCCTCACCAAAATCCTCAACAAGTTTTTTATCTAACTTTGCTGGTTGTTTAGATATAGAATCTAAATATTTCTGTACCTTTAAAAGTATAGTATTCATTATGAAGCTAATATCTTTTCTGGCTCATCCTCTACATCTTCGACAATCTCTGCATCTATTTTATCAGAACCACTTACTTGTTTTGTTTTTGCACTATTGTACGCACTAACAACTTCAGCATTTTCTAAATCTATAGATTCTTGAAAGACTTTTAATGTTTCCATATCATCTTCAGATAATTGTAAATTAGCATCTGCATTTACTCCTATTTCTGGTACATAAAAAACATTTCCACCTTTCTTTTGTCTTTTAGTATCAAGAGAAAAAGTACAATTAAACATTAATTTTTTTCTTTTCTTCAATTGATCTAAGGCAGATGTTACTGGTGAAAAAGCTGTACCTGTTACTCTATACAATACAGGTAGATTTTCTATAGCATGCGGTGCACCTTGTGCAGTTTTACCATCTTTAAAAGATAATAAACCATAAACTAATTTATAACATCTAATAGTTCTTTGATGTTCTAATTGTTCTGGAGTAAGAGTTGACCTTTCTTTAAAAGGTATCTTACCACATTTAGTGCCACCTAACATATCTATAGCTTCTTCCTTCCAACTTTTAAATATGATAGATCTATTTACATACTCACCCTTGTCAGCATCATAGTGCATATATTGCATAGCACTTACAAATGGTCTAAATGTGATTGGTTTACCAAAAACATTTTGTCCTACATTAGGATCGTAAGTAAAGTAATGACCTACTGGTAATTGATTACCATCATCATCCTCTGGTGTACGATTAATTGCTAATCTAGGTATATTTGTACCTGAATTAGAACCATCGTCTTGTCCTATGATTTGCATTATCTGCTCATTGGACATCTGTTTTATGTTTGTTAAGTTATTGTCAGACATTTGTCCTCCTTAATTGTTGATTTGCTTATACCACATTTTTGAATAAAAGTCAAGTATTATTTTAAAATAATTCCTCAATAAAATACCCTATTAATATCCATATCATTAATACCCCAAATATAGCTTCTAACATATTTTTGTTTCTCCATCTATTGGTTTAACATCTAATCCATCAGCGTTTGCAAAGTATGACCACTCTGAAAAAAATTCATGGTTATTATCTATATATAGTGTTGTTGGTTCTATTATGCATTGATCTTTTAGTGCATTATATTCTAGAAAAGCAGAGTACTGCTCATCAGAATATTCATCTAATGTTTCAAGTGCTTCTATTTCTTTGGTCATGATACCTCCTTCATATTTAACCAATCATATCCTATTTTAAGTTCTGTGTCAAGTGGAACATTAAAATCAATATTATAATACTGTTTAAGTGCAGGTATTACATCTGCTGTGCCCTGTTTAAATATTTTACTCATCACATCTTCTTCTCCAGGATAAATATCAGCCACAATAGAATCATGAACTGTATTTACAAGTAAACTTTTTACCTTTTCTTTTTTCATAAGTTTGTATATATTAATACAAGCTAACGGCACAATGTCTGCTGTTGCAAAACCTTGCACAGGATAATTTTTTATTTGTGTACTATATGTAGATCCACCCCAAGGTGTTCTTTCTGCATATGGAAAAGCATATTGCCTACCAGTTGGTAAACTTATTTGTTTAAATCTTATAGCTTCTGTTTGTAATTTTTCATGCCACACTTTTATATCTTTATACTTTTCTAAAAATTTAGTGTAATATCTTTTCTCATCCTCTGTACCAGTCACACCACCATACAAAGGTTTAAATGTATGGGCCTTTGCATCTTGCCTAGATACACCTATAATATCTGCAGTGTATTGGTGTACATCTATTTTATTTTTTATATCTTCCATACCTTGTTTATCTTGTGCTAAGTATACTGCTGTTCTAAATTCTAATTGTGCAAAGTCAACCTCAAGTATACTACCTTTGTCAAATCTAGATGTCACAACTTTTCTAATAGGAAATGTTTTACCTCTTGGTTGATTCTGAAAGTTAGGATCTCTACTAGATAATCTACCTGTTGCTGTAATTGCTTGCATAAACTTAGGATGTAAGAATCCTTTTTCATTTGTAAAACTTTTTAGTCCTTCAACAAATGTATTTAAATATGTATCAACTGCATTGTGCCTTACAATAGAATCAATAAACTCTTTGAACTCACCCTCTGCTTCTGCTGCTATTTTATTTAATGTAATCTTATCTGTTCTAAATCCAGACTCTGCAATATCATACACACTTCTAGGTCTTTGTCTAAATCCTGCAATCTTTGCCATAGGTGTATAGATATATCCTTCACCATCACAATCTGGACACTTGGTATAATTTTTATATGGACTACCATCTTTTTTTATTCTTTTAATTACGCCTTTACCTTTACATGTATGACACTGTTGTGCTACAGTTCTATGTATTACTTCAGTATTATTTGAAACTAAATTTCTAAACTGTTGTCTAGAATAGTTTGGTCTTCTTTTATTTTTACCTGTGCTTTTATCTATACCTACATTAAATATCTTAGCCCATTCTTTTTTATCTTTTGGTTTCATAGAA